GCTCAAAAAGCTATCGAGTCCAAAAAATACTTCATTGCGAAACTACTTATGAGCGGCGGACTGGCAACACTCCCTGCTAACTAAACCACCCGTGGTTCACGCCGTACATGACAGTGCAAAACACTGCAATTGATATCCATTCAGCGACCGATAGTTGCCTTGGATATCGGGTTTGGTCGTCGTCTTGCATTCCTGACCTTTCGGCTCACTACACTGACATTTCGCACGTTTTCAACATGGGTAATGTACAGTTCAATACGGGATTTACCCATGTCACGCAATATCTCTACCGGTATTTATAAACTGCCTGCAATTTATGAAGCTGAACCGGGTGAAATTATTTTTGCCGATCAGCACAATGGCCCGCTAGAAGACATTGAAGCGGATTTGAACAATCCAAGGCCAATCACGGCGGGCGGGACGGGCGCAAATAATGCCAAAGATGCGCGGATAAATCTTGGCATTCAAGAACTTAGCAGGATTGTTCGGCTTGAAGATTTTGGCGGCTCATATGATAACACTACCGATAATATTCCTGCTTGGAATCTCGCGGTTGATCATGCTGATAGTATCGATGGTTACATCCTGCTTACGGGAGGCGTGGGAACGGCATATCGGTTTTCAACAAAGCCGGTTTTGGATAAATCCGTTTCCGTCATCGGGGTAAACCGCAATGTGAAAATTCGCATTGAAAACTCCAATGCTGAAGAAGGCTTGCTAGTGAAGGCGTCCAATGTGGAAATCACAGGCTTTACAATTTCAGCAGATTCAGCAAATGGGATTGTGAATGGTTCTGGACATTGCGGAACGTGCATCACCATATCCGATTGGTTTGTGGACCCTTCCCTTCCTGAACCGCCTTTAGTTAAGAATGTCCACATTCATGACATGACTTTGACAAGAGAGCCGGGCTCTTCAAATGGACACGCAATATCAGTTTTAGGGCGGTCGTCTTTCATCAACATTGAGAACATTGATTTTATCGGCGCGGGCAATAGCGCTGCAACCGGATATCATGGCAATGCTATTCTAACCCATTGGGGAGCGTGGACTCATGGTGTTTCAACACATTCAATTGGCGTCGATGCAATTACGTCAAGTTTTGTTGATGGTGCGACCATTACGGGCGCAACATCAGGCGCAAAAGGATATATAGTCCAGCAAGAAGTTGTCGGCACAGCCGGAACTTTCTTTATCAAGGCAGTGATTGGAACTTTTGTTGATAACGAAACAATAACGATTTATCCGTAGACCTTGCCCTCAACAATAAAGGATCCGTCACGCTCAATAGGAACCATAACAGGCGTAACCTTCTTGCGGTCTACGTAGATGATGCCAAAAGCCTGTTGCCAATTAGCCGTTCCATGGGTGTAGGAGGCTTGTTTAAAGTCCATAAGGTTTCCAACCTCAAAGCCCCATAAAGTACGGTTCAAACGCCCTCCAGAGGCTTCTGTAAAGGCGCTGATGCCTGCTCTATGGGTATGCCCACATACTACGCTTAAACCGTGCTTACGGGCGTGTCCAAGGGCTGTAAGACCTGGCTGAGAGTTGATGGCTCCATGGTCGCCGTGGACGGCTATCCAGCCTGGTGCTATCTCGTAAGGCTTGCGGTGAAACTTGATTCCTAATTCTGGCAGTCTCATGAAGTTTTCAAACTCTAACTCAGGCGCTCCTAGCAAACCAGGTAAACGCTTCATGATTGAGTTATAGAGGCGATCCGTATGGTTTGACCGGATCATTTGGGTTACTTGTAAGTCGTAAAGGATTTGAACAGTTTGGTCGCGATCGTCTCCAATAGTTCCAGCGTATTCACCTGGTGTTCCTTGAGTCCATCTGGAGATGGTTGGAAAGTCGATTTCGTCTCCGATTGTAACAACTTCATCGGGCTTAAACTTTCGGATGAAAGCTGCAACATTCTTAACTGCTTTGACATCGTGAAACGGTACTTGTAGGTCTGATATGACTACAATCTTTTTCATTAGTCCTCGTCGTCGTCATCTTCATAGTCGCCATATTTGTCAGGCAACACCGGGTCAGGCAGTATCCAATGCGGATATGCTTGTGGCTCTGTAATCATGAACATGGCAATATCTTCCTTAAAGCCTGCGCGCTTAAGAGAACAGAAGTACTCATAAAGCCCGATGCAGTAAGCATCCAGTTTTGAGTAGCCCTGATCTTCTAGTGCCTTAGTTGCTTTTCTTGCCATGTGGATAAGTGTCCCTTACTTCTTGAGCAATTCCATCATCTGTTCTTGGCGTGTCTCTATTCTTGCCAATCGGTCAGCGAGAGATGATCCACCATTCGGCGTAAGAGTCCACAACCAACCGCGAACCAGATAACGCAAACCGCCAATAAAAATAGCAAGCGTTGAGGCAATAGCGAGAGCGAATCCCGCCCAATCATTTGCGGTCACTTCTTCGTTGGAGTGGCATATCCAAATACGCCGGACAGGATTGCAAAGAGGATTGCCTTGTAATCTAGTGAGAAGTTAGATGATGCCCAAGCTGCAAGGAATGCACCAGCAGTTAGAGCGTATGGGTTCTTGAGATTCATTATTTGCCTCCTAGCATTGGGATTTGGTAAAAGTCTGAAGCCGTGTCAGCAGCCTTTTGAAACGAGATGTGGATGTGCTTGATGTGCGGGTTAATCCCGTCATACTTGCGCCATCTCCAACCTCGCTTACTGGATGCGATCTTGCCGTTAAATATGATGTAACTAATTCGCTTAGGATGAGACTTGCCATAGAGTCGAATCTGATCCGCAAGATCGGGCATGAGGTCAGGTTTTGACTTGCCGGATAAATCACGATCGATGTCGATGGCACGTACCCAACCTTGCTCATCAGGATTATGGTCTGACTTGCGCGCAGAATGTCGTGTGTCGCCGATCCAGCCATCGCTAGTTCTATCTCGATCCGGGAAGGCATCATCGATTTGTTCACGCAGCTGAACGGCGGACTTACTTAGTCTTGGTTTCATTGACCGCTAAACTCGGTGTGGATTGTTCCGCTTGTCGGCGGTCGTATTCTGACTTAAGCATCGATGTGAACTCGCCATTCCCGCGATCAATGATTGCGTGTTCTACGCCTTCAACTTCAATAAAAGTTACATTATCCATCAGTTATCTCCTAGAGTTCTGCGCTAAGTGCAATGTATGCTGTCGCACTATTGTTGGCTGTTAATCCATAAGGTACGCCTTTAGTTAAACCGCTTGCCACATCTCCATTTAGTCTATTGGTCAATGGTGAACTCTCGCCAGATAGAGTTAATGCAGTAACTGCTACGCTTGTTGAAACAAACTCTGTAATTCGCAAAGTTGAGTATTCAATGGCTGTGGCAGTAACGCGCATCTGAACAGGATTTTGTACTACAAAAGTAGAACTTGTTGTTGATAATCCGAAACCAGATGCTAAAGCACTAAAAGTCGCTCCTGCTGTATTTCTCCAGTAGTAACGCTGGCAAGCGGCTAATTCTCCTTGAATTGTTCCGCCTGATCGCTTAAAGGTTGTTGCTACTGATCCAAGTTCTAATTGAACACCCGTAATTTCCATAAAATCAGCAGCACCAGCAGTACCCACAGGCGTATAAAATAGATTTATTGCTAGTTGTGTTGCTGATGCTGAAATTGTGGCAGTAGTGCTAAACCGCTGCCAAGTCGTAGTCAAGGTTTTTGTACCACTCGAAGCATTTGCCTGACCTGTGAAGCCAGCAATTACATTTTGATTAGTTCCAGTTCCTGTGACTAACTCAAAACTCATATTGCTAGAGGCAGCACTAAAGTTTGCTCCTGCTCTTGCATACCAAGACAGAGTTACTGTCTGACCGATAAAAGTACGGCTTTGCTCGTTTTCTAATGATTGCGAAATGTAAAGTGGATTAGTAGCAGTATTTCCAGTATCACGCAATACGCGTTGGCAATACTGAATAAAAGGCAAATTAGTTGTATCGCTTGTGTTTTGTCGGCTGTATGTTGAACCCGCTACTGCTCGGTAGTTCATCCAGCGATCAGCAAGATAAGTTGGATATGAACCAGCGGCTGATGTGCCACGCTGCCAAATATCCATACCACCGTTAATCACTGCATTGCCATTGTAAGCAGACTGATAGCGCAAGCCTGTTGATGTGGAACTATCTGCTACAAGTGTCTCGCCATTATTGCCTACTGCAAGGCGGGCTGGTGTGTCGTTTGCACTAGCTGCGACAAGATCGCCCTTAGCATCAACAAGTGAATTCTGAATAGCGTTTGAATCATCTTGAGCAACCCAAGTAAAGTCCATATTGGCATTTGATGCCTTGGATAAGACTTGACCAGTTGAACCGCCAAGGAAATCGGCCAT